GGTTAATAAGCATTCAGGGGGAATAATGGAAATGACTATTGGTTTGGTTATATACGTTGGAATATGCGTCGGGTTTATTATGATGGCTTTGGTGGATTAAAAATGACTAAATATGTTATTGGTGTTTTGTTGTTTGTCGGCATGGTGAGCGGTTCCGCTGCCAACACTTATGAATGCAAAGTTGATGGACGCGGCATCATGGTTTGTTATCCTAAACCTCGTGGGTTTTGATAAAGACAATGGCTAGAACCTATCCTCAAAGCATTGAGCGTCGGCAAATAGCCGATAAAGTATTTAGTGAAATGCGGCAAGGTTTGAGCGCGTATAAGGCTTGCGTGAAAGCTGGGATTCCTCAATCAACTTTGAATCATTGGCTAAATGATGATGCTGAACTAGCGGCAGACTACGCGCGTGCAAGGGAAGAATTGCATGAGTTTATCGCCGCTGAAATCGTCGCAATCGCTGATGCGCCTGTACCTTCAAACGAAAAGGGCGGGCTAGACCCAGGCGCGATTCAGAAACAGCGATTGCAGGTCGATACGCGCAAGTGGTTGCTGTCGAAGCTGGCCCCGAAAAAATACGGCGACAAGATCGAGGTATCTGGAGATGCTGACAACCCGCTTAAGATCGAGCGCATCGAGCGCGTTGTGGTTGGCGAAGTGATCGAGCAGCGTGCCCTGTCAAAAAAAGTTGAGGATGACGCTTGACATGTGCGAACGTTGTGCGTAGTATTCAGTTCAGCAGCACATCACAACACAGACAGGGGCCGAAAAATGAATCTTCAAGAGTTTAAGTCTTACATTAAGACAATCAACGTCGAGCAAATTGACGCAATTTTTGATGAGATCAGCGCAAAGATGAAGCGCGCTCGCAATTCTCAAGTGAAACTTGGTTACGCAATGGCGCTCGATGAGCTTGTCATCGAAAAGAATCTTAAGCGTTACGATGCGCCTTGTGATTTAACTGATGATTAGTTATTCGCAGAATTGCTTGCTTAAATTGGAGATCACCATGGGCTACTTCAGTTATCACCAGATCGGCAACGCCACCTTAATCGTTACTCACGCGCCGGACGGCGAAGAGGTGGAGTATCAGGTTCAAACAGCTCGCGGCCTGCGCTCTTGCTACTTTGACCAGCGCACTGACGCAGAAACTTTCGCTAGGGCTTGCTAATGCACTACATCACAGGCATAACAGGCATGCGCTACCGCATCTTGGCGGGGCCGTACAAAAGCGCACAGGCTGCATCGGCAGACATTGAGCGGGCGCAAGAGGCTGCGGCAACGTATCACAATGGCAGCTTTGACCGGCTTGAAGTCGAGGCCATCGAAGGCTTTAACGGGCCTGCTGCGCTCAATCTCAGGGGCTTTAGTGTCGCATCCTAGCCCTACCCCCCAACAAGTGCGCGAAACCCGATCTAAGGCGGGTTTAAGCGCGTCTAAAGCCGCTTCATTGATTTATCGCAGCACTCGCAACTGGCAACAGTGGGAGTTAGGCGAGCGTGCGATGGATCCGGCGCTGTTTGAACTCTTTTGCCTGAAAGTCAAAAACAATGGATAACCCCGCACAGGACCTCATCGTTCTGAAAAAAATCTGCAAGGAATTGCAAAAAGAACTGGCCTTTTCCACGCCAGACGCAGAACTGATTGCTCGACTGGCTGATGAGGCTCGGTATCTGGCGGATTGCATTGGCGTTTGGGCGAGGAAGCAGTGATTTATCACGGAGATTGTTTGGAAGTTCTCCGCACTCTGCCGGATAACAGCGTAGATGCTGTCGTGACAGACCCGCCCTACGGCCTAAGTTTCATGGGCAAGCGGTGGGACTACGACGTACCAAGCCAAGAAGTTTGGGCCGAATGCCTGCGCGTGCTGAAGCCCGGCGGGCATCTGCTAGCGTTTGCTGGGACGCGCACACAGCATCGCATGGCCGTACGCATTGAGGATGCCGGGTTTGAGATCCGGGACATGATTGCTTGGGTATACGGATCGGGGTTTCCCAAAAGTTTGGATGTTTCCAAGGCCATAGACAAAGCTGCTGGGGCTGAGCGTGATAAAATAAAGACAAAGTATACAAGCAATGTGATTGGCGGTGGGATAGGTATTGAGCGACCTTGGAAAGACAAAGCAAAAGAACTAGGGTATCATGAGCATGATTCAAATATCCCAGCGACCGAGGCAGCAAAGCAATGGTCTGGATTTGGTACTTCGTTGAAGCCAGCTCTTGAGCCGATAACGCTTGCCCGCAAGCCGTTCAAAGGCACGGTGGCGGAAAATGTCCTTGAGCATGGTACTGGTGCGTTGAACGTGGATGGGTGTAGAGTGGGTGCGGAAACGATCACAACACAAGCCAAAGGAAAAGGCAGAAGTTTTACATCAGTCGGGAATGCGCAAGGGTTCAATGGGTGCGAAGCGTCAGATCATCAAGGCCGCTGGCCCGCCAACCTGATCCACGATGGCAGCGAGGAGGTGGCCCGCCTGATGACTGGCGGGGAGGCGCGATTCTTCTACACCGCAAAAGCAAGCAAGACGGATCGGGATGAGGGGTGCGATGAATTGGAGGCGAAGTCTGCCGCCGACTGCGTAGACAGAGAGGCCGGAACTGCGGGCATGAACAGCCCAAGGGCAGGGGCGGGGCGAACAAGCGGAAGCCGCAACCACCACCCAACCGTCAAGCCTACCGACCTGATGCGCTACCTGTGCCGGCTCGTGACACCGCCCGGTGGTGTTGTCCTCGACCCATTCATGGGCAGCGGAAGCACTGGAAAAGCTGCAATTCTGGAGGGTTTTGCTTTTATCGGCATTGAACGGGAAGCGGAATATATCGAGATCGCCCGCGCCCGGATTGCTGGCGCACAAGCACAGCCAAAACAGAAGAGCTTGTTTTGACCACTCTAAAGATACAGACCCCTCGATGGGCCGTCCCACTTCTCAAGCCCGCGCGGTACAAGGGCGCGTTCGGTGGCCGTGGCTCGGGCAAGTCGCATTGCTTTGCGGAGATGCTCATCGAGGCGCATATTCTTGACCCGAAAAGCCGCAGCGTGTGCGTGCGAGAGGTGCAGAAGTCACTTAGCCAGTCAGTAAAACGCCTGCTCGAAATGAAAATTGAGCAGATGAACGCGGGCGCTTACTTTGAGGTGCAAGAGGCTGTTATTAAGTCACGCAAGGGCGATGGCTTGATTATCTTTCAGGGTATGCAGAACCACACGGCAGACTCGATCAAGTCGCTGGAAGGCTACGATAGGGCGTGGGTCGAGGAAGCCCAAAGCTTAAGTCAAAAATCACTTGATCTACTTCGCCCAACAATCCGAAAACCGAGTTCGGAACTCTGGTTCACATGGAACCCGAGGCAGGCGAGCGACCCAGTCGATCATCTATTGCGCGGGCCTAATCCGCCACCTGACAGCGCTATTCTGTCTGTCAATTACGATGACAATCCGTGGTTCCCTGACGTTTTGCGTGTAGAGATGGAATACGACAAGCGCAGAGACCCGGACAAGTTTAATCATGTTTGGCGAGGTGGATATTTATCAAACAGCGAGGCGCGTGTTTTCCGCAACTGGCGCGTCGAGGAATTCGAAGCGCCAGCTGATGCAATCCACCGGCTTGGTGCTGACTGGGGGTTTGCTGTCGACCCAACCACACTGGTGCGCTGCCATATCATCGGCCGCACTTTGTATATCGACTTTGAAGCATACCGGGTTGGCTGCGAGATCATGGACACGCCAGACCTGTTTATGACGGTGCCAGAGTCAGAGAAGTGGCCGATTGTGGCCGATTCTGCACGACCCGAAACCATTTCGTTCATGCAGAAGCATGGATTCCCTAAGATCATGTCCGCAGTTAAGGGACCGAAGTCGGTTGAAGAGGGAATTGAGTGGCTTAAGTCATACGACATCGTGGTGCATCCGCGGTGTGTTCATACCATTGATGAGCTAACCCTTTATTCATATAAGACCGACGAACTCACTGGAAAAATTTTGCCTATTCTTGAAGACAAGAAAAACCACGTTATTGATGCCTTAAGGTATGCGTGTGAGGGTATTCGGAGAGCAGCGCATAAAAAGCCAGTTTCATTTACCGCCTTGCCAACGGTAAGTCGATGGTGAATAATGTAGAAAACCCGAGGGATTAACTACATGGCACGAATGTCAAACGAGCAGAAGCTGGCACAGATTCATCAAGAGGCTATGCGCCAGTTTGACAATATTCAATCGGCACTGCGTGACGAGCGCCTGCAATGCCTGCAAGATCGCAGGTTTTATTCTCTTGCTGGCGCGCAGTGGGAAGGGCCGCTCGGTGAGCAATTCGAGAATAAGCCAAAATTCGAAGTCAATAAAATCCACCTCGCGGTTATTCGTATTATTAACGAATACAGAAACAACCGCATCACGGTTGATTTTGTCAGCAAGGAAGGCGCGGAATACGATAAGCTGGCCGACCTTTGCGACGGGCTTTATCGTGCAGACGAGCAGGATTCCGGCGCAGAAGAAGCATACGACAACGCTTTCGAAGAAGCCGTGGGCGGCGGATTCGGGGCTGTTCGCCTTCGCACTGCTTACGAGGACGAAGAAGACGACGAAAACGAAAAGCAGCGTATCCGCATCGAGCCGATTTACGATGCCGATTCCTCGGTGTTCTTCGATCTGGACGCAAAGCGCCAGGATAAGGCGGACGCAAAGTTTGCCTTTGTCATCACCTCGATGACACGAGATTCCTACGAGGCAGAATGGAACGACAATCCTTCCAGCTGGCCGAAGGAGATTCATCAATATGAGTTCGACTGGCTCACGCCTGACGTTGTTTTCGTCGCTGAGTACTACCGCCTCGAGGAAGTGAAAGAGACTGTCCGAATCTTCGAAACTATCGACGGCGAAGAAGAACGGTATTCTCAGGCAGACTTTGAAGCGGACGAAAGCCTTGAGGAAACCCTGCAAGCAATCGGAAGCAGAGAAGTGCGCCAGAAACGCGTCAAACGCACCAAGGTGCGCAAATACATTCTTAGCGGTAACGGCGTGCTTGAGGATTGCGGATATATCGCTGGCAAGGCGATTCCAGTTGTGCCCGTCTATGGCAAGCGGTGGTTTGTAGATAACGTTGAGCGGTGCATGGGGCATGTTCGCCTGGCGAAGGATGCGCAGCGGCTCAAGAATATGCAGCTATCGAAGCTCGGCGAGATCAGTGCGCTGTCTAGCGTCGAAAAGCCGATTCTCACGCCTGAGCAGGTGGCAGGACACCAGATGATGTGGGCTGAAGACAACATCAAGAATTACCCATATTTGCTCATCAACCCGATCACCGGGCCGGATGGATCACAACAAGTCGGAGGCCCCGTTGCTTACACTCGAAGTGCAGCAATTCCTCCGGCATTGGCGGGGCTGCTGCAACTCACAGACGCAGATATGAACGACATCCTCGGCAACCAGCAAGGTGCCGATAAGATGGTGTCGAATATCTCTGGAAAAGCTGTTGAGGCTATCCAGTCGCGCCTAGATATGCAGACGTTCATTTACATGTCGAATCAAGCCAAGATGATCCGGCGCGTTGGCGAGGTCTGGTTGGGCATGGCAAAGGATGTATATGTCGAGCCGGGCCGAAAAATGAAAACGGTCGGCATGATGGGTGAGATGGGCAGCGTCGAATTGATGAAGCCCACCATCGACGAAGAAACCGGCGAGATCGAAAACGAAAACGATCTGTCAGAAGCGTCATTCGATGTGGTGTCGAGCGTTGGGCCTTCTTTCGTCTCACGCCGAGAAGCAACTGTGCGCTCGATCACAAATATGATTGCCGTTGCGGATGACCCGGAAACCCGCCAAGTGCTGACCTCGATGGCTCTCATGAACATGGAAGGCGAAGGGATCGACGACGTGCGCGAATACTTCCGGAAAAAGCTGGTGCAGCTCGGCGTGCTAAAGCCAACAGAGGAAGAAGCGCAGCAGATGCTCGAAGCCATGCAGGGCCAGCAGCAAGACCCTAATGCGGTATTCCTGCAAGCTGCGGCAGAAGAGGCCGTGGCTAAGGCTGCGAAGGCTCGGGCAGACACCGTCGAGACAGTGGCGAATGCGGAATTGAAGCGGGCGCAGACCGTTGAAACCTTGTCGAAGGTTGATCTTCAAGAACAGAAGCAAGCGATGGAAGCAGCGCAGATGCTCGGCGGGATGCTACAGCAATCTGCTCAGCCCATTGTGCAGTGATTTTAATGGCATCCACCCGGCCATTCTCGGGTGAGTTTATGGGGTTTTAAATGGGACAAACGGCAGAGCGAGAGGACGAAAACGAAGTAATCGAAGAAATCGAAGTGCAGCAAGAGCCGGAACTTGAGAGTGTGGGCGACGAGCAAAATACCGACGCCGACCAAGAACCAGAGACCGAAGCACAAGATGAAAGCGGTGACGAAGTAATCGTTTCAATCGGAGAGGAAACGCCACCTCAAGAGCAGGAACAGCGCGCGCCTGAATGGGTGCGAGAGTTACGCAAGTCACACCGGGAATTGCAGCGTCAGAATCGAGAACTGCAGGCAAAGCTTGAATCCACACAAGCCGAGAACAAGCCGGTTTTGTTGGGGGTAAAGCCAACACTTGAAGGGCACGATTACGATGCTGAAAAGTATGAGCAGGCGTTGGCGGATTGGTTCGAGCGGAAGCGAGAAGTCGATCAGCAAGCGCAGCAGGCCAAGCGAGCGCAGGAAGAGCAAACGCAAGCATGGAAGGAAAAGCTCGATGCGTATGGCAAGGCCAAGGATAGCCTGCGTGTTAAAGACTTCGATGATGCTGAGATGGCAATTCAAGAAGTGTTTAACGTGACGCAGCAGGGCGTAGTGCTTCAAGGCGCAGAAAACCCGGCGTTGGTTGTGTATGCACTTGGAAAAAACCCGAAGCGCGCAAAGGAACTTGCAGACATTAAAGACCCCGTGAAGTTTGCCTTTGCGGTTGCGAAACTGGAGACTCAATTGAAAGTGACGAATCGAAAGGCAGCGCCGCCGCCTGAAAAGACTGTAAAAGGTACTGGCAGTTTAAGCGGTGCGGTGGACTCAACCCTTGAACGGCTGCGGGACGAAGCAGCCAAAACTGGCAACATGTCGAAAGTGATTGCATACAAGCGCCAACTTCGGCAAAAATCAAACTAATCAGGAGTTTTAATCATGGCTAATAGCTTCTCAAAAGAGGAACGCGTAGCGTTCGAAGATATCCTTGAGGGTTTTCAAGACGCCCTAGTGCTGTCTAAAAACGTTGCGGTTTATAATACCGATCAGTCGCTGATGGAGCGATCCAATAACATCATTTGGCGCCCGCAACCTTACATTGCCACCAGTTATAACGGCACCGATCAGTCGAGCAACTTTGACGACTTCACGCAGCTGTCCGTCCCGGCCACCATCGGCTTCTCGAAGTCTGTTCCGTGGGTAATGACTGCCACCGAACTGCGTGATAGCCTGCAAGAAGGCCGTCTAGGTAATGCTGCCCGTCAAAAACTGGCTACAGATATCAACGTGGCAATTATGAACGTGGCTGCCAACCAAGGAACCCTGTTTGTTAAGCGATCCTCGACCGCTTCCGGATTTGACGATGTAGCACAGTGCGAAGCGATCATGAACGAGCAAGGCGTACCGTCTTATGACCGTTACCTAGCCCTTTCGACTCGCGATTACAACGGTATGGCTAACGATCTTTCCAAAGCTTCCCGCTCTTTCGGCAACGAGATCAGCGATAAAGCCTTGCGTAAGGCATTTGTTGGCGAAATGGCAAGTTTCCAAACGTACAAGCTTGACTACGCCAACCGCAAGACCGCTGCCGCTGGTGGCGCTGGACTGACAGTTGACACCCGCGCGTCTGCTGGTAACTACTACGTGCCGAAAGCAACCGCCGTAGCGACAACCGGAGAAACCGCGAACGTCGATAATCGTTTCCAAACAATCACGATTTCCAGCACTACCAACGTGGCCGCTGGCGACGCCTTCACGATTGCTGGCATCAATGCTGTGCATCACATCACTAAGGGCGATACGGGACAACTGAAGACCTTCCGCGTGATTAGCGTGCCTTCTTCTACCACTCTGGTTATCAGCCCTCCTATTATCAGCGCGCAAGGCGGCACTGATGCGGAAATTCAGTATCAAAACGTGGTGGCAAACACCGTTGCTAGCAACTCCGCTATCGTGTTTCTGAACACCGTGGCTAACTTCATCAACCCGTTCTGGCAGCGTGATGCGCTTGAGATTCTCCCGGGTCGCTATGCTGTTCCGTCCGACGCTGGGGCTGCGGTGATGCGTGCCTCGACCGATCAGGGGATCGAACTTGTGATGCAGAAGCAGTATGACATCAACACTATGAAGACCAAGTATCGTTTGGACTGCTTGTTTGGTGTGGTTAACAAACAGCCTGAAATGTCTGGCGTGATGATGTTCTCGCAAACCTAAGTATGATGGGCCGGGAATCCCGGCCTTCTTCAAATTCTGAAAGGATTACCATGTCAAACATCGTTGCAGTTAATGGAAAAGCCACCGTCACCATCCCTTCTGGCGAGTCAATCGCCGTTTTCACCCAAGGCCAAGCGCAAGTATCGCGCACCATTGGGTATCCGAACTATCCTGATCAAACCACGCTTATCGGTACGGTCACCAACGGTCAAACCGTGTTCGGGCCTTACTCCTCAAGCGCGATCATTGTGGTTGAGTCCGTAGGCTCTCAGCCGGTTTATTATGAAGTCGGAACTGCACCGCAAGTGCAGCAATTTCGACTCAACATCCAAGTTCAAGGCGAACCTACCAACATCGCTGACGGTGCGTCTATGGCATTCACTCCCGCATCGTTGCTTGGCGGGATTGTGACTGCTACGCCGACTGCTGGTCGTAACATCCAGTTGCCTACCGGCGCGGCGATTGATCTGGCGTCAGAGTTTGCAATCGGAGATAGTTTTGACTTCTCGCTGATTACCCTGGCCGCGTTTGCTTTGACTATTACGGTTAACACCGGTGTTACCATTGTCGGTGCAGCTGCTACCGCGGGAACCTCTGGCGCTGCCGCTCGTTTCCGCGTTCGTAAAACTGCCGCTGATACTTTTGTCGTGTATCGCCTTGTTTAATCTGTAAAATAAGCCCGAGGGGAAACCCTCGGGGTTTTGAAAAGGATTAATCATGCCTCTAAAAAAAGGCTATTCGCAGAAAAGCATCAGCTCCAACATTTCAAAAGAGATGAAAGCTGGCAAACCTCAGAAACAAGCCGTGGCAATTGCGCTTTCTACTGCTAGGACGGCTGCAATGAAAGCAGGAAAGCCTAGTAAGGCTCCTGTTAAGAAAGGGAAATAATGGAGTTCCCGATTTTGGTTTATCGTTGCCCTGGGGAGCATTTTGGCCCTAATGGCACGACGTATGAATCAACCCAGGTGCATGACGACTCGCAACTAAATGAAATGATTTCAGCGGGATGGAAAAATAGTTTGCCATCAGCGGTAGAATTTTATTTGATTGGCGACCCTGAAGAATCCGAAGTTGATCAATTTGACTCCGCGCCAACTCGCGCAGAGATTGAAGAAAAAGCCACGGAGCTTGGCATTAAATTCGATGGGCGAACAACAAACCGTAAGCTTATAGAAAAAATCCAAGAAGTTTTGAGGGGGTGAAATGGGATACAACAAGCGCCAGTATATCGAAGCAGCATTCGAGGAAATAGGCATGGCGTCGTATGTATTCGATATTTCTCCTGAGCAACGCGAAAGCGCAATGCGTCGCCTTGATGCGATGATGGCAGAGTGGAATGCAAAAGGAATCAGGCTTGGATATCCTTTGCCAGCAAGTCCGCAGCAATCAGACCTAGACGAACAAACATACGTCCCAGACTCAGCTAATCAGGCAATCATTACAAACCTTGCTATGAGGATTGCTCCAGGATACGGCAAACAAGTAATGATGGGCACAATGGCAACGGCAAAATCATCCTATAACACATTGCTTGCTAAGGCCACGTTTCCGACTGAAAAACAATTTCCTGACACACTGCCATCAGGGGCAGGGAATAAGCCTTGGATGTATGATGTATTTATGCCGGGTTCAGAAGAACAAGTGCTTGCCGGTCAAGATGGGCCGATAGAACTAAATTAAGGGGCAACCATGCCAACGATCAATCAACTTTCTACGCTAAACGAAGTTACCTCAGCGGATAAGTTCATCGTCTATTCCAACGATAACGGTGACGCGCGTAAGGCCAGCATTAACACGGTGCGAGAATTCATGCAGGACTCGTTCACAAATGTGTCTGCTAATACTATTACGCTTTCGAGTTACTCAAAAGTAACCACGGTTTTAGTGGCGAACCTTCCGTCTGCATTGGTGGCAGGGGCTGGCGCGAGGGCCGCAGTTTCTAACGCAACTCAAACGCTCGCCGCAGGCATTGGCGCGGTAGTGATTGGTTGGGGTGCTAATATAGTGCCTGTATTTTGTGACGGCACAAACTGGCGTATTGGGTAAAATTTAAAACGGCATCAATCTTCAGGGGGTGAAATATGCCAGATATTCTGAAAAGCTATAACGACATTATTCGACGAAATGTTGATCAAGGCGACAACACTTGGGCAGAAAAACTTAGCGTTGTTAGTAACAACAGCGAAGTTAGGATTTCTGCAAACTTTACCCGGCCCTCAGACACCACAGCCTACGCGGCAGGGGACTTGGTTGCCAACAGCACCACGTCAGGTTCAGTGGTTCCGCTCACCTTCACCAACGCCATTCGCACTTCCGGCGACTGCGTGAGAATTGAGCGTGTGCGGATCGAAAAGTCTGGCACCAGTTTGACAAATGCATCGTTCCGCATCCATCTGTTTGAATCCATCCCGACTCCGACAGTAGGCGATAACGGCGTGTTCAACAATGCTGGGGCGCTGGCAACCAACAACATACTCAATCACGCCGGCTCTTTCCCCGTAACGATGCAGTGGAGCGGAACGGACGGCGCAATGGGAATCGGAGTTCCGACGACCGGATCAGGCGCGACAATCAGCCCGACCTCCGGCATTTCGTTGTTTGGCCTGCTGGAAGTGACTGCGGCATACACACCTGCAAGTGGTGAGGTGTTTTACGTCGTTCTTGAAGGGTACCGGACGTAATGGCTACCGGGTTTCCAATCATATTTGGAGGCGGGGGATCGAAACTTTGGACACCAGAGCAGATTTCGACTGCGCTGTGGCTGGATGCGGCCGATTCCAGCACTATTATTCTCAATGGATCAACCGTCAGCCAGTGGAACGACAAAAGCGGGAATAATCGGCACGCGGTGCAGGCGACTGCATCCGCTCAGCCCACCCGCACAGTGACGCAAAATGGGAATCTCACGCTCACGGCTGACGGGAACGACTGGTTTATTGTGCAAAATTCAATCGGGGCACCGATTGACCAAGAGGAATTTTTGGTTTTCCTATTTGCAAAAATTCCTGCTGGAACTAGCCAAAGGGAAGTAATCGGAAATCGTACGGCTACGGGTGGACGGATTTTACGTTTGCCGGTGTCTGGCGGAACCTCAACGCAAATGGCAAACATTAACGCCGGAAACGTCCTTCTTACGCACACGATGACGAACTTCAGCGGATATTCGGGTCGCGTAACAGCTGGTGGAGGTTTGACGTTTGACATTAACGGCGGCGCTTTAACAGGTACAGGTATAGGTGGTTATTTTCCGTCGTCTGGAAACCTTATGATTTTTGGACCGGGCGATATCGGCGCTGGCGGATGGATTGGAGACATGGCCGAAATTATATGGTGCAGCAGTGTTTTATCACAAAGCAATTATGATCGCGTTTGGGGGTACGCCGCACATCGATGGTGGGGGCCCGGAGGTGCAAACCCTTTGCCTGCGGGGCATCCGTATAAAAACTTTCCACCGACAGTTTGAGACTACACGATGAACGATTATCTTGTTTTTGAGACAGAGCAAGATGCAAAAATCGCCCTTGAGTCAATCTATGCCAACATGGTTGCGGAAATTAGCGCTTTTGCATTGCTGGACGTAACAACTGATCAAGAGATTCCTAAGTCTGAACTTTGCGATCAAGAACGCGCGGAATACACGCAACAGAATCGCCGCTTTCCAGTGTTCGGCGTCAATGCCAAGACAGGAATAAAAAACCACGAAGAAGGCTACACAACCGCGTGGGCAATGGCGAAAGAAACGTTGCAATGTGCGTGGGTGTTTCCAAAGCCTCCTAATTTGTTGATGAAGAATGTAACTGGATACACCGTTGAGCCTTATGATCCGGCATGGTTTCCAGTTGAGGAATAGAAATGGGCTATAGCAAACGCCAGTTCGTGACAGCCGCGCTCGAAGAGATCGGGATTGCGTCTTATAGCTTTGACGTATCGCCCGAGCAGCTCGAAAGCGCATTGCGTCGCCTTGATTCAATGATTGCAGACTGGAACGGCAAGGGTATTCGATTGGCGTATCCGCTGCCTTCAAGCCCTGAGTTCAGCGACATCGATGCAGAGTCAGAAGTGCCTGACAGCGCGAATGAGGCAATCATCACTAACTTGGCAATCAGGATTGCGCCTAGTTATGGAAAACAGTTGATGCCTGAAACAAAGATCACAGCGCGCGATGCCTACCAAACGCTTTTAAACCGGGCTACGTTGCCTCCGCAGCAGCAGATGCCGGGGTCTATGCCTGCCGGGGCTGGAAACAAGCCGTGGCGCGTTTATGACAATCCTTTCATCCGCCCGCCCGTTGATTACGTTCAAACCGGGCAAGATGGCCCGCTCAACATCTGGGGTTAAAAATGCCGACTATAAATCAACTGCCTTCGCTTTCCACTGTTTCATCTGGCGATCAGATTCCAGTCTATACGCCTAGCAATGGCGACGCGCGGCGCATGTCCATCAGCGCCTTGCTCACGTACTTTCAGCAGAGCTTTGCCAGTCCCACAATGGCGACGAATCTATACGTCCCTGCCACTGGCTTTAATCAAACGGTTCCGACTCCGGTGGCGCAGAAGCAGTGGATGTTGTTGCAGCCTGCCGGTACGCTTGCCACTGGAACGATTACATTCCCCCTAAATACTGGCGTGGCTGATGGCACCGAGGTAATTATTACGACCACTCAAACGATCACAGCCCTAACGCTGGCAGCAAATGGCGCGTCCGCTATCTACGGGACTGTAACTACGCTTTCCGCTGGCGGGTTTGTCCATTATCGTTTTTACCAGCCGACCAATTCTTGGTATCGAATTGGCTAATCATGCCAACAAAAGACTCCCGGCTAACCCGCGCAGGCGTTGAAGGCTATAACAAGCCTAAGCGCACGCCTTCGCATCCCACGAAGTCTCATGTCGTGGTTGCCAAGGAAGGCGACAAGATCAAGACCATTCGCTTTGGTCAGCAGGGCGTGTCAGGCTCGCCTAAACGAGAGGGCGAGTCGAAGGCGGATAAGGCGCGGCGCGAGTCATTCAAGGCTCGGCACTCAGAGAATATCGCCAAGGGCAATATGAGCGCGGCGTATTGGGCTGATAAGGTTAAGTGGTGAGCTAATGCAAATTCCAATCCTCAGCGGCATTTACACCGACAACGGCCCAGACCTTCGCACGTCTTACCCGGTCAATCTTGTTCCTGTGCCTAAAAACTCAGGTGTTAGCGCCGGATTCCTGCGCCCTGCTGATGGCATTGTTGCCAACGGCACAGGTCCCGGCATTGATCGAGGCGGAGTGAATTGGAAAGGCGTGTGCTATCGCGTCATGGGAACCAAGCTGGTTAGTGTTGCTAGTGATGGCACAGTGACAACGCTTGGGGATGTTGGCAGTGGCGATCTGGTAACGTTTGATTACAGTTTCGACCGGCTGGCTATCGCGTCAGGCGGGCGTCTGTATTACTGGAACGGCACCACGCTCACCCAAGTGACCGACCCTGACCTTGGCGCCGTCCTGGATGTGGTGTGGGTAGATGGTTACTTCATGACCACGGGCGGTACCAGCCTAGTGGTTACCGAATTGAGCGATCCGACCCAAGTAAATCCGCTCAAATACGGCTCTTCAGAAGTCGATCCTGACCAGGTTGTGGCACTGTTAAAACTGCGTAATGAAGTTTATGCGCTGAATCGAAACACCATCGAGGTATTCGACAACGTGGGCGGTGATTTCTTCCCGTTCCAGCGTATCGACGGCGCGCAGATTCAAAAGGGCGTCATTGGAACCCATGCTTGCTGCGTTTATCTTGAGGCAATCGCGTTTCTTGGCGGAGGGCGAAACGAAGCACCGGGAATTTATATCGGAGCAAACGCATCGGCCACGAAGATCAGCACGCAAGAAATTGATGACATTCTGCTCGGATACACCGAGATCCAGCTTGCCGCTGTAAAGCTAGAGTCGCGCAACGATAAGTCGCATCAGCATCTTTACATTCACCTGCCAGACCGCACGCTTGTTTATGATGGTGCAGCATCGCAAGAGCTTGGGCAGCAAGTATGGTTTATTTTGACCACTGCAACAACGGGCTTTGAACAGTACCGCGCTCGGAATCTGGTGTGGGCTTATGACAAGTGGCTCGTGGGCGATCCTCAATCGTCCAGCGTCGGCTATTTGGTGCAGGATACGGGGAACCATTGGGGCCAGATTGTGCGTTGGGAGTTTGGCACGCTTATCGTTTATAACGATGCAAAGGGCGCGTTATTCAATGAGCTTGAGTTGGTGTCGCTTACCGGGCGTGTGGCGCTTGGTGTCAATCCGATCATCACAACCAGCTACTCGCTAGACGGCGTGAATTGGGGCCAAGACAGGCCGATCAGAGTCGGCGCCACTGGCGAGACACAAAAGCGCCTTGTGTGGTTCAGAAACGGCAGCATGGGGCATTGGCGCATTCAGCGATTCCGTGGCGACAGTCAGGCGCACCTGTCTTTTGCTAGACTTGAAGCTCAAATTGAGCCGCTGGCCTACTGATGGCGAACAAACTAAAACTCACCCGCGATCAGCTTGCATCATTTCTTAAGGATGCGGAGCAGATTAAACAGTTTGAACAGTTATTTTCGCTCGCTGATTCAATCGCGCCTGACGTTGTAAATGAAATCAGCATCAATGCCGGAAGTGCTCAGGCATCGGCAAACGATGCGCTAGCGCAGATTCAAAGACTGGCGGATATTGTGGGCTTGCTGGCTACAGAACCAGCACAGGAACACGATAACTTCGTCGTTGCTGATTACATTGACACAAACACGCTTGCGCCAACTCCTAACGGAAAGCCTGGACGTGCGTATTGGGACGATGGCGCAGGGTCTTTAGTCGTTGGATTAAAGGGCGGAAACGTCACTTATATCGACGGCCAGCAAGAATACGCGCTTTGCTATAACGATTCTGGCGTGGCGCTAACTAAGGGCCAAGTGGTTTATATATCCGGCGCGCAGGGTAATCGTGTTGCCATCAAATTGGCGCAAGCTGACAGTGATGCAAATTCAGCGCACACCATTGGATTCGTGGCTGAATCTATAGCGGCTGGCGCGGAAGGATGGGTTCATTCTGCTGGCCCGATCTACAAGCTAAACACCTTTGGATATACGGCAGGCGACACGGTTTATCTTTCTCCTACCGTGGCCGGAGCTTGGACTACTACACGCCCAAGCGCACCAAACCACACCGTTATTCTTGGATTCATTGAGCGAGTTCATGCTTCCGTAGGCTCTATCTACGTCAAAGTAGATAACGGGTATGAGCTAGACGAGCTGCACAACGTAAAGATTACGTCTATTGCCAATAATAACCTGTTGCAATACGACAGCACAGGGCAATTTTGGAAGAATGTTGCGCCTTCATCGGTTACGGTAGGAACGGCAACGAATGTTTCTGGTGGAACAGCAAACGTCACTGATTGCAAGGTAACAGGATCAGGAAGCCTTGGTTATGGCACCGGGTCTGGCGGCGCAGTAACGCAAGTCACTTCCCGCACCACTGGTGTGACGCTTAACAAAACCAACGGCGCAATCACCCTGATTAGTGCGGCGGGTACAGCAACGTGGCAGTCTTTCACCGTGACAAATAGCACTGTTGCGGCCACCGACACCGTGATCGTGAATCAAAAATCCGGCACCGATCTTTATATGACCCATGTAACAAACGTGGCAGCGGGTAGTTTTCGCATCACCTTTGCCACGACTGGCGGCACGACAACTGAGCAGCCTGTATTTAACTTTGCGATAATCAAAGCAGTGACAAGCTAAAGGATAGTCATGACGGTTACAGTTAAAGTTTTGATTCCTGCAAAGCAGGCTGAAAACGTACAAACGACGCAATATACTGCCAGTAATTGCAAAACGATTATTGATAAAATCACTGCAACAAACACCAGCGCAAGCAATGTTTCGATTAGCGTAAATCTGGTTACATCAGGCGGATCGCCGGGCACTAGCAATCTTATTACAGACACCAGAAATATATCGCCTGACGAAACCTATACATTCCCAGAGCTTGTTGGGCATTCACTTGAAGCTGGCGGGTTTATCTCCACCATTGCCAGTGCCGCGGCATCGCTTACAATTCGTGCAAGCGGGCGAGAAATAACCTAACATTTATGCTGTAGAATCAAACAGCCGAGTGATTAGGCGACCGGCGGCCATGAATCCAAAAAGAGGAAAACATTGGTTGCGCTGACGCTAGAGCATGTCCAAAATTTGGACACCCTGACAGGTCTTTTCAAAGACCCTTACATTGCGAAGATCGGTCACGATCATCGTGCGCTCTCGCCAATTGAACACCCCCACGTCAAATATCTATCTGCCAAGTTAGACGGCAAGCAAGTTGGCGCTTTTATGATTGTTGAGTCTGGGTTTGTAGAAATCGACATTCACGCCATGCTGTCAAAACAGGCGCTTCAGTATTCCCGTGATTTTGGCCGACTGTGTCTCATTTGGGCATTCGCTCAAAAACACATTAACAGAGTTACCGCTTATATTATCGAAGGTCTTGATTCTGCGAAGAATTATTGCCTGAAACTTGGCTTCAAAAACGAAGGCATGAGACGCGGTGCCTGCCTTAAAAACGGTCGATTGGTCGGCGTTCATGTATTGGGCATGACGCGGCGCGATTGGGAGAAAGCAAAATGAGTTTTATCGGAAACGCTGTCGGAAGTATTGTTGGCGGTATTACTGGAGCAAAACAGCAGGCTAAAGCTGCCGAAGCTGCCTCAGAAATACAAGGCCAGGCAGCAGACACCGCCATTCAAGAACAGCGCCGCCAGTTTGACATGCTCACCGAATTGCTTCGACCATACGTTGAGGCAGGAACGCCAGCATTACAGCGACAGCAGGCATTATTAGGGTTGCGCGGCGCTCCTGAGCAGCAGGCAGCAATCGGCGCACTTGAACAAAGCCCGCTTTTTCAATCCGCCGTCCGACAAGGTGAGGAAGCATTGCTTCAGCAGGCATCGGCCACTGGTGGTTTGCGAGGCGGAAACATTCAGGCGGCACTGGCGCAATTCCGACCTGCCATGCTGCAAGAGCAGATCGCGCAGCAGTTTGAGCGACTCGGAGGTCTGACTTCACTCGGTCAAGCGTCTGCAACAGGTCAAGGTGCGGCAGGAATGGGAATGGCCGGATCAATCGGAAATCTACTTGCGCAACGTGGGCAAGCATTGGCTGGTGGAAAATTAGCGATAGGATCGGTCCCGAGGCAAGCTTTTGGAGACCTTTTGACAATAGCGTCCATGTTTGGAGGCGCTGGCCGCGCTGGCCGCGCTGGTGGTGCTGATGGTGCTGGTGGCGGAAACCTTGGCTCAGGTTTAAAGATGCCCGCCGGATTTTGAAAGGTAAAAAATGGTTCAGCCTATAAATTATTTCGAAGCCATGCCAAAGGTCGATCTTGGCAAATCTATCATTGAAGGTTTGCAGATCGGGATGACCTTGAGCGCAATCCAGCAGCAGCAGGAAGCGAAGCAACAAGCCGAACAGCGCTTACAGGCTTTCCGTGGGGAAGTTGAAAACGCTTTCCAGCAAGCAAGCCCAGATGTTTGGATGCAGTTAAAAACAAAATATCCAGAATATGAAAAAGTGATTGCTCCCGTATGGGAGCAACTGGACGAAAAGCAAAGAAAAGCAGAAATTAGTCAGTATTTGCCGATCCAGTCCGCTTTGAATGCTGGAAATAAAGAGGTGGCAAAAAAGTACGTTCAAAGATTAATTGACGCGAACGCCGCAGCGGGCAAAGACACGAAGCAGTTTGAAAAAATAGCAAGTCAAATTGACGACGATATAAATATCGCCAGAGACGATCTAGTTAACACTACAGCTATGGTTTTGCCTCTGAAAGATTTTGCAGAAGCGCAAAAAAAACTTAGCGAAACAAAACGCGCTGAAGCGATGGTGCCCGCAGAACTAGCTGCGAAACAACGGCAAAACGTACCGACTTCGATTCAAGAGGCGATTGACTATCGAACCCTCACGCCAGAACAGCAGCAGACTTTTCAGACATTGCAAGTGCTTAAAAAGCCGCCAGCAGCGGTAACGAACGTTAATGTCACAAACCTAGAAAAAAGTGCATCCGGTGAGCTGGCAAAGTTATTGCCTGACCTCTACGAACAAGGCAACAGCGCGGCATCTCAATTACAAGACATTCCTCGGTATCGAAAAGCCCTGGAGTCTGGGATTGTTGGGCCACTTGCTGATATAAGGTTTGGGGCAGCGAGATATGCAAACCTTTTCGGATTTACTGGCGATAACGCGGTAGTTGCCACCAGAGAATTGGTGCAAGGTCTATCAGAAATGGCCTTGAAATCTCGTTCATCTCTTACAGGGCAAGGCCAGATTACAGAAGGCGAGCAAAAGCTTTTGATTAAAGCTCGAAGCGGAGACATTAACTTCACCAAAGGTGAAATGGAGGCAATTTTTAATGTTGCCGACCGGGCGGCACGTTCGCAATATGAAAAAAGCCGAAAACTTTTAAAATCTGCAGCAGGAAAAAGCGAAACTGCCGCGATGTTTTTGGAAAATATGGCAGAACTGCCGCAAGAAACTGCGCCTACGCCAAAAACTCAACCAGCACAAGCAGTACAAGCGGCAGGCGGTTTTTCCGTAACAGCGCCAAACGGGCAAGTGTTTAACTTCCCAACGAAGCAAGCCGCCGACCAATTCAAACAAGCTGCGGGGATTCGATAAATGGCGATGGATTTTGAAGCACTGGCGCGCCAATTTGGCGGAGCAGCAGCAGGGCCAGCACCGAAAGAATCAGAAGTAGCCGCGCCCACAGAAACGACCGCGGCTGGCCTAGCGGGTGCCGCGACTCGCGGCCTTGCGTTGCCAGCAGCCGGGGCTGCACTCGGCGCAGCAGCAGGCGCACCGTTTGCCGGTGTTGGCGCCATTCCTGGCGCGATTGCAGGCGCTGGCGCTGCTACGGTTGCCGGTCTTGTTGGCGACCCTATCGTGGGCGCAATCAATAGCCTTTTCGGAACACAATACACCCTGCCGACCGACGCAATGTCAGACATGCTCACCCGTATCGGCGTGCCAGAAGCCCGCACTCAAGCCGAGCGCATAGTGCAGGCTACAGCAGCAGGCGCGGCTGGTGCTGGAGGCACTGTGGCGGCTGGCAGGGCCATTCAAGCGGCAGCGGGGCAGGTCGCACCTGTTACGGCTGGTGTTGGCCGTATGCTTGCAGGGCAACCTGTATCTCAAGTAGCTGGTGGTGCTGGGGCTGGTGCGGCAGGTCAGATGGCACAAGAAGCAGGCATGGGAACTGGCGCACAGATTGCGGCAAGTCTTGCCGGGGGCGTTGCCGGTGCCGCTGCTCCTCGGGCAGTGCAGCGCATTAAACAAGGCCCAGCGCCTGCCAAAGCGCCAACGCAAGGGCAGCAGTTAGCACAATCTGACATCGAAGCGGCAGAAAAATCCGGTGTTCGATTGATGACTAGCGACGTCATCGCGCCGCGCACCTTTCCCTCGAAAATCATTCAGGCCACTGGCGAGCGCATTCCATTGGCCGGTACTGCTGGGATGCGGCGTGCTCAACAAGAGCAACGCATCGAGGCTGTTCGCAATGTGCTGCGTGAATACGAGGCAGATGATTACGCAAAACTTAGCGACAACGTTTTAAAAGACTTGGCGGCTAAACGTTCGTCAGATATCAGCAAGTATTCACAAGCAAAAAACGAGGTGATAAATCGCCTTGATTCATTTGGCGAAGTACCAATCCCAAAAACAATTCAAAAAATTGATGAAATTGTTTTAAATCTTAGAAAAGACAATACACCTGCATCACTTGAAGCAGCGCAAAGACTTGAAGAAATAAAGTCCGCTGGGACAACTGGAGCTTCAGGAAGAAGCCTGGCGCAGCTTGAGGCGTTTAGACGAGATGAGCTTGCAAACGCATTTAAAGACGATCCAGCTCGCCCATTAAGCCAAGCGGCAAGGGATGTCGGGGAAAAAGCCTTGCGCGCTATTTATGACCCGGTTCGCCGAGACATGGGAGATTTCATTAAGCAAACCGGCGAGCGCCGTGATTTTGAAAAGTGGATGGTGTCCAATAAGCGCCTCGCAGAAACATCGGAGGACATGAAAAATGCCTCACTCAAAACGGTGTTGATGAAAGGCAACGTCCAGCCTGAAGTAATCAATAGAATCCTTTTATCAGGAAAACCAAGCGAAGTTCGCGCCATTTATTCAAAACTCACTCCACAAGGGCAGGCCAACGCTCGTGCGGCTGTGCTTGCTAAAGCTGCGGACGATGCCTCGATGCAGGTCGCAGAAGGAAAAATCGTTTTGCCGGATCAATTCGCCAAGAATGTGCAAAAAATGGGCAATTCTGTGGGCGTCTTGTTTAAGGGCGACGATCTCAAGCGAGTCGAAGGATTGATGCGAGTCTTGAACATCACCAAGCGCGCGCGTGAAGCGGCAGAAGCGCCGGCGACTGGTGCTCAGGCGGTGCCGTTTGTTGCTGGCGGATTGATGACGCAAGTTTTCGGCAGTGCTGTTTCTGGCGCAGCGGCGACCGCTGGAATCGGCCTGTTGGCGAGAACATATGAAAGCGCACCTGTTAGGAATTTGCTTCTAAAATTGCGAGACGCAAAGCCTGGATCAGCCATTGAAGATGAACTGGCAAGGCGTGTGATTTCTACAATGCAAACTCAGGCTGAAAAGATTCAGCAAGCAAGCCAAACCCAACCGGAGACCGAATAAATGTCCGTCTTGTCAGTACAGCCCACTTTCCCAATCTTCACCGAGGCAGACGGTCAGCCGCTTGAGAATGGCTATATCTGGATCGGAACAGCCAACCTTGACCCTCAAGTCAATCCGATTGCCGTTTATTGGGACGATGCGCTTACGCAGCCTGCCGCGCAGCCTATCCGCACGATCAATGGCTACCCGGCTAAGTCTGGCTCACCCGGTAGGCTTTACGTTAATTCTGACTATTCTATTCGCGTGCAAAACAAGAATGGGAGTGCGATTTATAGTGCGCCATCGACTACTGACGGATCGTCTGAATTTATTTCGTTTATTCAGAATGGGGCTGGTGCCGTACAAAGAAGCGTTCAATCCAAGCTGCGCGATGTGGTTAGCGTTAAAGACTTTGGTGCGGTGGGGGATGGCACGACTAATGATAGCGATTCCGTCAATGCGGCAGCCACCGCGCATACTTTGGTTGAAGTAACAAAAGGCAGCTATCTTTACACCGCTGCCACGACTGTTGATCCGTCTCGCATTACGTTAAATGCAGATGCCAATATCAAAGGCATGAAAAGCCAAACGGTAAACATTGGGTCTCGCAACAAGGACGGCAAGTTTATCGGGTTCATGCAGAACTATAATGAAACGCGGAATGACGCGATTTCAAGCCCAATCACAACCGGGAAGTTTGTATCCCCTCCTTTAAGCGACGCATCATCTGTGCCGGGTGTCGATGTGCTAGCTTATTGGTATAACGATTTTGGTCTTGAATGTGTGCGAGCGGCTGGTGGGGGGATTGGCTCAACCGCTTGGTATACATGGCAATGGGCGCACACAGTAGGTGGAGCGGCCACTTACGATCCGGCCATAAACCCGCTCCTTGGATGGTATCGCGGCGATGATCCTGTGGTGCTGGATTGGATTTGTTATTGGTTGCGCGAAGCTGGCGTAAAAGCCATTCTTCAGCAGGGGCGAGGAGATTTGCAGGACACAACCAACTGGAACAATTCTGCGCAAAGCAACTATTGGCTTTACCAGTTGTTTAATAACGTCCCCAATTTCAAAGGGCTTGGATATATCCCTGACATGGGTTCGGGTGGATCGTTGGCAAACAACACTGCATTGATTACCAACTTGCAGACCAACATTTTGCCTGTATATCCAAACTATTACATTACCAAGATCAACAACAAAGAATACGGCACGCTCTGGTCGTATGACTTCGGCACGCTACGCGCGAGCACTTACAGCAACAATACGGCAAACTTCGAAACCATGCTTTCTGGGTGGGCGACATTTTTTATAAATCGGGGTCTTGATGGAGCGGTGGTATTAGCGAGGAATGGTGGGTTTTATACTGACACCAATGCCACAAGCGTGGCAAACCGCGCTCGTGCGGCTCAACTTGGGGTTGAAATTTTTGAAGTTGATTATGGATTTTTTAGCGGAGTTACGCCGGGTTCCGATTCTTATTCGACTATGGTTGGTAACTTTTACTCCGGTTACCAAGCGGTAAAGACTAATCGAATCCCGAATATCATGACAGGGCGACAAAGTCACGGAAACTTTCATCCATCTGGATGGACAAATACTGGCACTACTCCGGCTTTGTTTAGCACAGCAGCGCAGCAAGCGGCTTCAATGGCAGTTGCCAATGCCACCATTCCTAACATTGTGACGGTTTATAACGTGTCGGAATGGGGAGAAGGCGGCCCTGCATTGCAGCCCACCGTAGGAAATGGGTTTGGGTATCTTGATGCTATTCGACGCATCAATGTGCCAAGCACAAACAAAGCACTTTCAACGGTTTCGCCATTTTCGGCAGTGTCTGATGTAAAAACCGGAACCGCAACCGATGCGGTAGCTTTCCAGACTTTCACTATTACTGTGGCAGCAAACAGTACATCACGCGTCGAAGTGGATGTTGTCGCAATTGAGCAGACAGGATATTTTGCGACTATCTCAAGAAAATATGTATTTGTTCTAAAAAATCGATCCTCTACTTTGGCAGCAACGGCTGTAAATTCTGTTTCTGGATTTGAAATTTCAGAAAGCAGCGCAAATTATTCAATCACGCCAACTGTAACAGTTACGATTATTGACCAATACACCGCAAGATTTGATGTTACTTTGACAAAAGGTGGAGCTATTGGTTGGACAAATTGTTTTTATGAAACCCAAGCCAAAGTTCAAAGTGTTAAGGTTTGTTCTATTGCATAATTCTTTAAAAAGCCAACCATGACCATCACCGTAAAAGTTCTAATCCCGTCAAAAAATGTTCCCACAGCCAAATGAGAAAAGACTCGTGAAATTCGACTCTACGATCAATTTAGGCCACTTGCTAACCTTTGTCGGGTTCGTCCTGACTGGTTTTGGTGCGTGGTCTAGCATTGATCGTAGGCTTACAGTGCTGGAAGAGTCTAGGAGGGTTCAGGCTCAGATTGATGCGAACCAAGATGAGCGTTTGTCGCAATCAATGGGCCAGATTAAAGAATCACTCAGCGAAATTCGGCGCAATTTAGAGAAGGTTTCAGACCGGCTAGATAAAAAGTGATTGATCTCGCCATCGCTATCGAGCTTTGCAAACGCTTTGAGGGATTCCGCGCAAAGCCATACCTGTGCCCTGCCGGAGTGCCCACCATTGGGTATGGCTCGACGTATTATGCTGGCGGAAAAAAAGTGTCGATGGATGATGCGCCGATAAGCAAGGAAGATGCGGAAAAGTTACTTAGGCATGAGCTTAGTGAAACGTATCTGCCTGAAGTGTTACGGCTTTGCCCTGTGCTGAAGCAACATCCTAGAAGGCTAAATGCCATTGTGGATTTCTGCTATAACTTAGGGGCAGGGAACCTTCAAAGAAGCACACTTCGACGTCGAATCAACGCTCAAGACTGGATCGGCGCAGAGGATGAGCTTAGGAAGTGGGTAAAAGCTGGCGGAATTGTTTTGCCGGGTCTTGTAGCAAGACGTGAGGCAGAGATCGTTTTTATGAAAGGGTGATCGATGAAAGGCTATAAAACTGTCGTTGTAAATGCAGCGGCAACTATTCTTCCTGTAGTTGATATTCTGGCTAACAGCGGTGGGTTTTTTGGGCCGTCAGGTGATGCTGCGGTGTCTTTGCTTGCGCTGGCAAACATTGTTTTGAGATGGGTGACTACTACGCCGATCTTCAAAGAAGAATAAAAGATGGCCGCGCGAAGCGGCCATTTTATTAATCAGAAAGCCCACCGTAAATAATCAACAGAATCCCAACGAGCGAGATAAAATCAAACTCTCCCATGTTGATTTCCTTCTATCAGGTTTATCAATTATTGCTTTTTATCTCCCCATAAATGTTTTTATCATAAAAAACTCTAATTTTCAGGTTTTTTCGGTAATGGCGCCCACATGATCCAGAATGTGTCGCGCCCGTTCCATATTCCATAAACGGCACAACCCAAACAACTCAAAAGCTGCACCTTGCGCCCTGTAGGGCATGTTTCCATTGGTTGCCAGTAGTAATCTTGATCCACCACCGCAGAACCATCTGACGAAATTGATATTTTCGGCATGGTTATTGGCTTTCCAGATTTCTGATTTTATCAAGCGCCTCATTATGCGCGATAATAGTCTTGTCTAGGCTGGACTGAAAATCTCTAGCCGTAGAGTAGCCTAGCTTTTTGTGATATTTTTGCTTTGCAAAAGCCCACCGCGCAGCGTCATGCTTGTACTGCTCGCACTTCTGAGTAAGTTGGCTCACATCTCTTACGCGTTCCTCAAGAATAGCGCGAAGTCGATCATTCTCAATTTTGAGTTGCTCTCTAGGTTTTTCCGGGGATGTGTCGCGTAAAGTCATCCCATCCATCTTCGACGTCACACTTCCCACACTCTCCAAACTTCCGAATTGCGTCATCACAAGCTCCTTTTCCCATTGCGTTTAGTAAATCCAATCCGGCTTTTAAGTACAGCGCGTCGAGCCATTCTTCGTGTGTCATTGTTTTCCTTTAGCTCGATTCCGTTCTAGTTCTTTATCAATGGTCTTCTGAACTTCGTACAGCTGCCGCTCCCCGCCTTGCGTCAGAATGATTTTTTTCATCACCTGCCAGCGGCGGGCATCCATCTCAAACTTGTCGCGTTCTTGCATAAAAGTTGCGCTGGCCTTGGACAAACTTTCAATGTCTTTCTGCAAGTGCTGGATGGTCGTTTGTTGTTCGCATATAACCGCATCCTTGTATTCCATCCCTTGCCGTAAGAAAGCATTCTCCGCAGCCAAATAGTTGTAGTTTGGTGCGATGTTTGTCGGTATTACCATGTGCGGAGTCATTTTCCACCTCTGGCGCGGATAATCTTTGAAAGCTCGTGCGAGTCGCACATCCATTCGTCACCAAACTCATCACATATCTTCGCGCATTCCTCGCGCTCGGCAGCGGCAACAAGGGCGGCGAAGCGGTGTAGGTCTTCCCATTCGTGATCAAGCAACGTGTCCAACGGGCCACATACACGGCCAAGGTCACACTCACTCGCCATGCGAATCACATCTTCACGGTTCATTTTTTACCCCCAATCCCATGAGCACGTTCGGCATCACGCACGCCAAACGAATAAACCTCCAAGTGTTCAGCACGTTGGCGGTTTTCGTGGTCGCCATAATCGGCAATGCCGGCCTGGTCAAACATCTGGTCAAGTGCCTCGTCTGTCAGCGGTTTGCGCGCGCCAATCATCGCTTCCACTCTTGCTGCTTGGTCGTGCTCGCAATACAGCTTGAGCGTATGGTCTTTATCAATCTCAACAAGCGACTCAACCATATCCTCGCCCCATTCTGTTTTTACCGGGGCTTTGTGCCATTGCAGCGGCTTGCGCTGGGGCGGGGTGGTGTAGAGGGGCGTTATGTTGCGTTTCCACGGCTCATCGGCGGGACGGCAAAACAATAGCTTTCGGTCTGTTCCGCCGATTCCAGTGCTAGACCGGGGTGCAGTTTCTTCCCACATCCACGCCACCGGCTCAACCTGTCGGGAATCCTGACAGGTTGGCTCTGCCAGCGCAGCGCGGAGAGCGTTCATTGCCGCATCATGCAAGGCCACATCATCGTTTGTCGCTTGATCGGCAACGGCATAGCGCGTTGTGTCCATCGCGTCTAAGGCTCGTTGCGCCGCTTCTCGTAGTGTTGTCATTCCTTCCTCGCTTTATTAAGCGCATCTCGAGCGACTCCGACGCATGCCCGCCACGCCATCAAACACATATCGTGTTTGACAGTTTGGTCTTGCAGTTCTTGCGACCACTCCGCGATTTCCTCAAGGGCCTTTACAAACCCCCCATTGAGCCGCACCAAACACTCATAATGCGACGGCCCCCAATACGCACACCCCGGCCCGTGTGTGCCGATGCGCTCGGATCGGTTCTGCTCCCACTTGAGGCATTTGTTCAATCGATCAAGTTTTGCGTGTAGCTCGTCGATCTCTTCTTGCATGTACTGCTGCACAAGTCGGTTGGTGACAACCTCGCCATCCTCCAGTTCTTTCATGCGTTCAGCCCACGGTTTAATAATCACGTTTTCTTCCCCCCATCGTAGTATTTGGCAAGCTGAGCCTGCACCAGCGTATCGCTAAGATTTTGGCCATCTTCAAGCGTGATTTCTGCCAAGTAGTAACCCCATTTGCTGACTTTCTCTGTCTTAAGCCTCACCGGTTTGTTGAGTACGGCATCTCGAACAAAATCACGCGCGGCGGCATATCCTGATTGAGTGCGTTCTGGCGTGTCGATTCGAGCCAATCTCACACGTTGCCGGCTGGAAATCTTGAAACCAAGATCAACCACCAAATCCACGGTGTCTCCATCCACAACGTTCTCAACGATTGCTTTGTATTCGTAAGTCATACCAAAACCCTCAAAAGAAACTGTTTATAGTCAGAATCTTCAAACTCATCCCACCAAACGTCAGAAACATGAATCCCGAAAAAGCTCTCAATTCCTGGCTGTAACTGCCAACCCCGTTCGTCGTAATACAACATGGCTGGCCCTGCATTGAACTCACCGTACTCAACTACATACCAACCCGGTTTGATCGGTTCCTGCTTGTTTGCATTGATCTTCATATTGTTGCGCTCTCCATTTTTTGAGTGCTGCATATGCCATGTGATATAAATTTCCTGACTGCCTGTTCCAAAAGTCATTTGATATATCGACTAAAATCTGTAAAGCGTTTAGTTCATCTTCTGAAACATCAAACTTAGCGCCGTCCCAACTGTCTCGAATGTTAGCCAAAGCCATGTTAATGGCCCTGGCAGCTTCCAAAATGTCGTTTTCTTGCTTTGCTTTTGATCCCAACAACAACATGTCGCGCGTGTCAAGCATGCAATCAAAATGCGATGTTTCTGCCCATCCCTCTTTAAAAGCTTGCATTGCTGTCAAAAGCACAATTTGAGCTTCAGGCACCACCGCCGACATAACAAGGCATGGAATCTCTGCGGGCCTAACCTGGCGCTTGCTTCGCTTTCTCAAAACAATGCCTCCTCAAAGTTGTTCCAGTCGATCTCATGTAGCGGCTTGGTGATTTCAATCAAGTACATGACGCCATCACTAGGTTTTTCATACGTCCATCGCACCAGCTCTCCAAACTCATCCAGAATGCCGTAACGAGTCAAATTCATGCAGGCACCATCAACAAAACCGGAACAGCCAACAAGCACACCAAGAAAACAGCGGTGTCACGGTCTGCCGCCAGAATCCATTTTTTGCCCAAGGCAATAATGCTGCGCGCCCAACCTTTGCGCTGGTGGATGACTGCTCGGCGGTCTGCGTAGTCGCGCATCGGGAAAATCTTTACTGCTCTACGGGCTAGCTGCTGTTTTGTTTTGATGCTTTGCATATTTATTGCCTCCCTGTGAGTAGTGCCCCCCGAAGGGGACGGTTTGATTACCAGCCAAGTCGATTCATTTCGGACTGCATCGTTTTATGCGTGTCTTCGATGATGGATGCGATTCGCGCCATCCTATCGGCCTCAAAAGAGCGCATTTCTACAACGAAATCAACGTCGCGGATAAAGTTGACAATTTCGTTCCCAAACCGGCAAGCAGGTTCCATTTCCATCGAGAGTGCGTCGCACTCGATGTCATTCACGCAGCCTTCCCAACTGCGCCCAATGAATTGCCATGATGTGGAATTCAAATACTCCCACTCGCGCTGAACTTTTGCGCGACCGGCTTCAGTAAAAATAATGTTATAAACAAACCATCCTTCGGGGCAGACGATTGGGGTTGATTCGAGTGTTTGGATCAGGTACATGATGCAGCTCCTTGGGTGGTGTTGCGTTGTTGATGAGTGAATCTTACGCACAATGAACGCATCATGCAAGCCTTTTTCACAACAAAATGTTAAAAAAGTGTTGGGGCGATAAAAAACCCGCCTTGTGAGCGGGTTAGTTGTTGGTGGCCGGTGCTGATCTCCGGCTTGCGGTATTTGTTTGCGGTCTTTTTCGCCCGCCCATGATTTACGCCCGTCGGCTTCAACCGCTTACATGCTTCGCCGGTCAGTCCCGGCATTCACCAACACGGCTGCGCCCTTGGGACGCGCACTAGATGCTCCCCCATCTAGCCGCTCAGGTCGCATGCGTGTTGGCCCCCGTCTGTTCCGGGGTGTCACAACTTTTCCAGACCAAGGGTTTGTTGCCCCTTTCGTTCCCATCGAGTTTCGGCTGTCTGGCGCCTAGTTGGTGAAACAGGGCTTTCTTAACGCGCCATGACAGCACCCCGCCCCATATCACCAACATGGGCAATAATCTGCCTTTGAGCATCTTCATTGCCTTTTCCTATTATAACAAAATCACCAATACTTTCAAGATATGCGCGCCAGTCTTTTTGATCCGGCGATACGGTGCCGCCTTTGGTGCGTTTCATTTCGACCCACACACGCCAAGCCGGAATGTAAAGATCTGGCACACCCTTGGACACGCCCTCGGCCTTGAGTCGTCCGGCCACGCTTGGAGATCTGGCCCCGCCGTTGGGGATGGCAAATATTCTTACGCCGGAGTAGGTCTGGCGAAACCATCGAACGAACTCGCGTTGTTCTTCGTGCTCGGTAGGAATGCGCTCAGTCATATTCGCCATTAAGCACTTTTTCAATTTCCTCAAGCTTTATCTTGAGATCAACATTTTCCCACAGCATCTCTCTATAAAGTTCCCATTGTCTTTCTGACCGCTCGCGTTCGGCAGCTAGCAATCGTTCGAGCCGTTCCATTTGCAAACGCTCTTTCTTAGTCATTGCCATGATCTAGTCAGTACCCTGTAAAATTTGCCGTCTTGTTTGTAAGTGATGGTGGTAGGTGACGCGCCCCTATTCATTGCATCAGCGATGCCATCAAGCGATGGTTCATCAGTGTTCGGCGCATTGCTGTGCCGCTTTGCTATAATCAGATTTTCTAGTGCCCTCTGGCCTGCGTAGCCTTCATGGTTGATAGGCAGATACTCGGTAATCGGCTTATCGCTCAGCGCCCCGTAATACGTCACCGCGAGCATTTCTTTCCCCGATGCCTTGCTCACGTGCTTGCGCCAGTGCCAGCTAGTCACTGACATCTCGCTGGCCTCGATGCCCATGATGTCGTCTGACCGTAAGGTAAAAGTTTTTACCTTAGGCGCTGGAAACTCAAAGCCACATGCCGGACACTGACGGGCTGAAATTGGGCAAAGCTCGGCGCATTCGTCGCACACCTTAACCGGCGCTTCTCCGTTGCCTGAACCGGCTTTTTTAGGCGGCTGCACTGCCGTGATCGGGCCGTGCGTCTCCACCACGCCAGCAAAATCTAGCACCAAACAATGATCGGTGTGACTCTTTGGCCTCATGCCTCGACCTGCCATCTGCACGTAAAGGCTCGGGCTTAGGGTCGGCCGAAGCATGGCAACCAGGTCAATGTCCGGGTAGTCGAAGCCGGTCGTTAGCACGTTGGCGTTAGTCAATGCGCGGAGTTTGCCTGCCTTAAAATCCGCAATAATTGCGGCGCGTTCTGCCTTTGGCGTGTCGCCAGTTACACACGCTGCGGCGATGCCGTACTCTTGCAAGACTTCCGCCACGTGTTGAGCATGATTCACGCCAGTGCAGAAAAACAGCCATGCTTTGCGATTTTCTGCCCTAGCAATTACCTCGCGCACCACGGAGTGATTCTGGTCGTCGGTATCAACGGCGCGTTGAAGATCGGCCTCGATATACTCACCGCCACGCTTTTTGACCTTTGACACATCAAGCCGCGCTCCTGTTACCTTGCTACGCAGCTTGGATAGGTACCCACGAAACACCAGCTCCTCAATGCTCACCGGCTCGATGAGATCGGCAAAAATTGCCGGTGCGTCGGTGATAAGGCCATGTCCGAGTCGGTAAGGCGTGGCGGTTAAACCCACCACACGCAACGCCGGATTGATGGCTTGCAGCTCGGCCATAAAAGCACGGTATCCGCCTTCGTCGTTGTGACTCACCAAGTGGCATTCGTCAATCAGCACCAGGTCTATATGCCCGACTTCCTGCGCTTTGGTGCGGATCGACTGGATACCGGCAAAGGTGATCGGCTCGCCAAGCTGTTTACGCCCAATGCTGGCAGAGTAAATACCCATAGGCGCACCCGGCCAGTGCTGGCGCATTTTCTCGGCGTTTTGCTCTAAAAGTTCTTTTTGATGGCAAAGCATCAATGTTTTTGTTTCAGGCCAATTTTGCAAAGCGTTTCGCATGATTTCTGCAATGATTACTGATTTTCCAGCACCTGTTGGAAGTACCATGCAAACATTTCCGTCATTGTTTTTCATCCATCCATATAACTGTTGAATTGCCTTTGATTGATAATCTCTAAGATTCACGATGAGCCTCTATGTATTTTGCAGCTCTATAAAAAATCTCTTCTTTTTCTTTAAAAAGGCCAATTGCTTGATTGCATTTCTGGCACAGTAAGCCTCGAACTTTGTTCGTCGTGTGACAATGGTCTATGTGGTAGCCCACCTGAATGTTCGTTTCGCATATCGGGCATTGGAATTTTTGTTTTTCAAGCATTTGGTCAACGTCAAACTCTGTCAAGCCGTACTCTTTTTTGATTCTCGCCCAACGAGCTTTTTCTGATCTTTTAGAGCGCAAACAAACATCACAATCAATACAATTATTTGTTGTTACATATCTTCGATAATGCCCATGTGGACATGCTGTATCAGACAGATATTCCAAATATCCATTTGCCAAAGCAATCAATGCTGCTGAATGATTTGCAGCAGATCGTTTGCTTGATTTTCCACTTGAATTGATAGCAGCTTTCCCGCGTGCTTTTGCAATACATTCAGAGCAATTCCCAGACGATGCGTATCGTGGAGATAAGTGGCCTTTGGTGCATCTTTTACCTGTGAAATATAAAGTTTCTCCAAGCTCTCTTGCGCGTTGCCCTGTGGCTGGCAACTTTGAAAATTCTGAGTGAAATTCGTGTTTCTTTGCCATGATTTACTCACGTTAAATAATGGTTAATCATAACATCAACCTATCACCCTCCCCCCAATCTCCCGCATTTCCTGCACAAACTTATCCGGATTCGCGCACATTGATGGATTCGCCAGAATTTCCTTGCTGGTAAATGTCGTTTCATTCGGCTCACCGTTTGCCACATCTTTTCCGTCAATCACATAAACGGCAGTCATAGCATCCGGGCCTTGATTGATGTTCCACGGAACTAGATCAGGGTGCAGGACATGGCCTTCGCATCCTTTTCGCTGAATATCTAAAGGCACTTCGGCATCGCTATACCTTGCACACGTGAATGTGCTTTCTGGCGTGGCCGTAGAGTGCGCGCAGGTGCGGCAATTCACTTCCTTTGTAGTTTTTGTTTTAAAGCAAAACTCATGTGCCGGGCAAAACTTGCACTGATACCAGCTTGGGTCAGTGCTTAACGGCTCGGGCATGCGGTCAGACAAGGCAATTCGTTTGCCTCGTTCAACCAGCCAATTGGCGACGGTTGAATTAAAGCTAATCTGCTCAGTCCAGATTCGGTCGTCGTCCTTACAGATTGCGACGTACAAGGCGCGGTCGATCTGAGTGCCCAACATATAAACCTGCATCTGTGCGTAATGCATGGGCTTGGCTTTTTCCACGCCTTTATCTTCTAGCTCATCAAACGACTTCTTGCTGTGCGTTTTGAATTCCACCACATAGCGTTTGCCGTCGCCAAACGGCACGCCGCATTCTGCGATTCCATCGACTGAGCCAGACACATGGCAGCCAAAATCAACTCGGCTTTGAGCTTTCCCAGTGCGCTGAATGTCGATGCCAATGGCGCGAAGGTCGCTGATTAGCGTTTGCTCCTCAAGATTCCCACGCCGAAACAAACGCAGGATTCGACCCGGAAACTTTTCCTGCACCGCCCAGCGAAACGACAACCAAAGCCATCGGTCACAAGGATGGCCCAACAATGATGCGCCAAGGTGCGGGCGAGGCGGTTCTTGGCGTTCTTCGTGGGCCTTGTCGATCAATTGCTCAATAGTGTATTGTGACAATGTAGTCTCCGATGTCTGTGATAACTTGTGGCTTTGCCCCGCCTTTCGGTCGGGGCATTTTTTTTACCAGTTACTTCTTAGCCCAAAAAGGCGCAGCACCCTCGGTCTTCGGTGCAGCAGCGGCAGGCTTTGGAAACGATGGGATAGTGCTGGCACTTGGCATCGCATCGCCGGAAGATTTAAACGCCTTAACGTTGTTTCCGGCTTCATACGTCTTGCCCGTAACTTTGTCCGTCCGGGCTTCGGTGACACCAAGCTTGATCGACAAATTGTTGCCTACAAATTGATCTGAGTCAGAAACATGATTAAGCCCACAGGCACGCATCAGATTGCCAAAATAACCGCGACCTTTATTTTCTTTTTCTGAATCGTTGTGCTTGATCGTGATGTTTGAAAATACCACGCGGCCTTGGTGCGTTGGCCCTGTAATGTCAAACCTCACAACCATGTACTGCCCAGCGTTGTCGTTGTGATTCCTGATGTCGGTCTTGGTAATAGTCGCCGAATACCATCCTTCTGGCAGCGGCTTAAATTCACCATCGCCAGTAGATTCGGGCAAGTCGTCGAGGCTGATTGCGTGTTCAAGGAATGCCATGTTATTTCTCCAATGTGATTTGAAATGAAGGCCGCGAGGCCGTGACGGTAACTGCATCGGCCAATAACACCGTAATCTCTGGCGCAGTGGCCTTCCACGCCGTGAGATTGATTTCAGGTTTCCAACGAAACAGGCTCGACAGGTGTTCGGTCAGGCCATGCTCGGCGGCAAGTTCCTGAACCTTGTCTGCATCGACCTTGCGAGTGAGCCGCCCGGTAATCTTGATCTGATGGCCGGTCAGCGTCTTAGCGTTAAAGGTGCCTTCCATTTGCTCGCCGATTGCAAAGGCTTTGACTAGCTCATCCTCAACAGCGCGGCGGGCTTCCACAGCCATGCGCTCGGCTTCTTTGGCTTGTAACCACGCCTCGGACAGTTTGAAAAGATCGGCTTCGTTCATTCTTTTATCCCTGAGTCATATTCAGTTATAAGTTTCAAAGCCGTCAGTTCAGCTCCTACATCCTGCCCGGCCCAATCTCTATTTATTAGCCAGTTCGTCAACTCTTCACGTTCTGCTCTCCAATCCCAACCATCACCGAACGACTTTGCAACTAAGATTGATTCCCCTGTTTCTGTGTCTTTTATATAAAGTCTGTTGTTAGCCATTTTTTAAGAATTCCCCCTTTCAGCCATCATTGCATCTGCCATCATGTAGCACTGAACTGCGACCATTTCTTCCCATTCCATGTCGGCGTTAATGGCATCACGGTCGGTCGTCTGTTCAAGAAAATAGGTAATTGCTTGGGCGGCGAAGTAATCACGCAAGGATTCTGGCGTGCTCATTTTGTTTCTCCTGTTGCTTTTGCGATGGCTGAGCGCCCCATGTCTGCGGCTCGCTTCATGTGCGGCTCCATGTATTCGACAGCGTGAAAACTGGTGACAAGTGCCCAGCAGGCCGCCAGCAGATCCGGCGCCGCCGCAATCAAGTTCTCGTCCTCGTACTCGGCCTCGTACAGATAGCCAATTGTTTCTCCATCTGCGTTTTCCAGCAGGGCGCGCCTACCCATCGATCCGCCGCCTTCGTAATCAATAAACCACGGCCCCAGCGTGTGCTTATTCATTTCTGCCCTCCAATCTTTGCAATGATCTCGCCTAGGTCCGGCGCTTCCCAAGCTGCCAGCTTGCCGGAGCGGTCTTTAGCGTTCCATGCGCCGTCGCCGTCACACATTAATGCGCGTTGATTTTGACCTTCAGAGTCTTTCTCGACGCGAAGCGCCAGCACTTCGTCAAAAAAGTACGGCAACGCCTGAGCAGTTTTATTTCCTGGCATTGATGGCCCATAAAGAATGCGACCCATTTCGTCTTGTACCTTTTCCATCTTGGCGGACATGTAAACATGACGCCCGAACAGGTCACGAAAATCTCGGATGATTTGCGCAATTTTGTTTTGCATTTCGCCGTATGCCTGGCGCGGATCTTTTGTGAGCTTTCGCTCTACGCTCAACACCACCTCGGCGATTTCGCTGATCGAATCAATTGCTACTGACTCAAAAGATTTCGCCTCGGCGCTTTGTTGAAGCCACATGTAAGCCTCGCCCACATCTTGGACGCTCTTGATCTCGATGTAGGGAATGTTTGACCCCGCAATCGACAGCAAACCGCCCTCTGCCGACAGCACGACCGGATTAGGAAGTGTCTTTATGAGGCTGGTCTTCCCCGCGCCTGCTTGCCCATAAACTAGCAGCTTGACGCATCCGTCATCGGCAAGCGTGCTGGTGTTTTTAAGATTGATTGCCATGATTAGACTTCCTCAACTTGAGAGATTGTCCAGTTGAGTGCAGATGCTCGCAGACGCGCATCTTCTAGTGAGCGATGAATCTCAACATTAAAGAACTCTTTTCCAAGCAATTTGGAATAAACGTAGAAGGTAACTTTGAGCATGTTGCTCTCCTTGGTAACCCGCACCGTCGGCCATTCCGTTCGTGCAGTGGTTGAACTATAGCAAGTCATCCGCTAGAATGCAACAACGCAATGCAATTTTTTTAACAAAATAGGAAAAAACATGACGCTTGAAGAGATCCGCGCAGCTCTGCTGGATCGAAAAATCTCGGTAGTGGCGCGGGCAGTTGCCATCCACCCGAATACGATTCGCAGCATTTTGAAAGACCAAGAAGCAAACCCGACGCACCGAGTAATCAAGGCCCTGTCTGACTACCTGAGCGCCGGGGTGCGGAATGGCTGATCTCACAAAGATACTTGGTGGGCCTTGGACGCCGCCACCTGAGCCTACCTACGCACCGCCCGAGGTACAGTTCCGCGAGGCCATGCTAGCGGCGGGCGTGTCGCCACCTGACGAGATTATCCTAGACGGCCAGCTCCGCCGGTTTCGCACTGACCAGAAAAAGACCGACCGCTCAGGCTGGTACGTAGGCCATGCTGACGGCATCTGCACGATGATATGGGGGGATTGGCGGCAAGGCATAGAACAAACCATAAAAGCGACCATAAATCGACCATATACCGTGGCCGATGAAATGGCCCATGTCGCTCGCGTAGCAGCAGCCAAGGCCGCCCGTGACTTGGAGAGAAAGAAACAAAACGAAGCCGCCGCCAGCACCGTTGAGATCATCTGGTCTGAAGGTGCAGCCGCCAGCCCTGAGCATCCGTACCTGAAGCGCAAAGGCATCCAGCCTCACGGCGCCAAAATTACGGGCGACGGTCGCCTGATGGTGCCGCTCTTTGACTCCGACGGCGCACTTTCCAGCCTGCAATACATCGATGCCGAGGGCGGGAAGCTTTATCACCCCGGTGGCAGCGTGGGCGGTAAATTTTGCATCATTGGCACGCTGGACGTTCCGGGCGTGCTGTTTGTGGCCGAGGGGTTCGCCACCGCCGCCACCATCCACGAAGTAAGCGGTAGGCCAGTGATTGTGGCCTATAGCGCCAGCAACTTGGTGCCCGTCACCGGCACGCTTCGTGATTTATACGGGCAGGCGCAGGACATCGTAATAGTGGCTGATAACGATGCCAGCGGCGTGGGGCAGCGTTACGCAGAGCAAGCTTGTGCAAAGTACGGGGCAAGGATGGTGATGCCATCAATCCAAGGCGATGCCAATGACTACGCACAGGCAGGGCATGACTTGGCGGGGATACTGAATCCACAGGCCGACAAGACTATGCTAGACAAGCTGAAGGTTGTGTTTGGCGATGGGTTATCCACCGACTATGAAGCCCCGAATGAGCTGGTCGAAGATTTTATGACCATCGGTGGCATGGCCGTGTTGTACGGTGATAGCAACAGCGGAAAGACGTTTTTTGCGCTGTCTCTTGCCGCTCACATCGCCACCGGCCAGCCATTCTTCAAGCGCCAGATCGACCCCGGCTTAGTGGTGTATTTAGCCAGCGAAGCCCCCGGTTCTATTCGCTCCCGTATGCAGGCCATCAAAAAGCATTACGGATGCACTCTTGAGAACTTGGCAATGGTGCCAGTCCCGCTCAATTTTTACGCTAACCAAGGCGACGCAAACGACGTGATCGAACTGGTCAAAACAATTGAGCAAATTAAAGGCAAGCCCGTTCGCTTAATTATTGGCGACACCTTGGCACGCATGAGCGCCGGGGCGAATGAAAACAGCGGCGAAGATATGGGGCCAGTCATGGCCAGGTTTGACGCCGTAGCACAAGCCACAGGCGCCGCCATGTTAATCATTCACCACAACGGCAAAGATCAAGCCAAAGGCGCACGCGGATGGTCAGGTATTAGGGCGCATATCGATACCGAAATAGAGGTAATGGAAAAGGACGGGGTAAGGTCTGCCACTATAACCAAGCAAAGGGAATTGCCGGGTAAAGGGGAGATTATATATTTCCGGCTTGAAGTGGTGGAAATGGGCATCACCAAGTTCGGCAAACCGGCCACGACTTGCGTGGCAGTGCCAGATGAAAGCGCCAGCACAGAGCAGCCGCACAAGAAACCCACCAAGCACGATGAGAACGTCAGGACGTTCGAGAGGGCTTGGTTTAATAGTGGCGCGGAAATAAGAGAAGATAAACCATATATAAGTAGATCTGCGTTAAGGGAATTACTTATTTTAGATGGTATGTCAGAGCGTACCGCAAAGAACAAAACCGAGACCAGTAGATCAGATGGACTCATCGCGCCCATGCTAAACGCGGGAACAATTGAACCATTTGAGCATGGTTGGGTGGTCATTGATGGGGTGCAGGCAAGCGCAATGATGCTCAAAAAGAGTGCCCCTAAATGCCCCTGAGTGCCCCTAGGGGCTTTAGGGGCGTTTAGGGGCGATTGTGGAAAAATCAACAAAAAACGCCCCGCCCCTGCCCCTGACACGTATACGTCAGGGGCGGTAGGGGCATTGTTGATTCGGCAGGGGCAGGGGCAGGGGTTGCGAACACTGTGCAATCACGAACAATGTGCTAGGATGAGGGGGAAGTGATGCAAGTAGGCGGTGAGCACTACCAGAAAGACATCCAGCCAGTTGAGGCTATGGCGGCATGGATGAGTCGGGAAGAGTTGCAGGGGTTTTATTGGGGCAATGTTATAAAGTACGTGGCGAGGTGGAAGGATAAGGGCGGGCTGGAAGACTTGAAGAAAGCCCATGATTACCTTGAGCGGTTAATAAGCATTCAGGGGGAATGATGGAAATGACTATTGGTTTGGTTATATACGTTGGAATATGTATTGGGTTTGTTATGATGGCCTTGGTGGATTAAAAATGACTAAATATATTATTGGCGTTTTGTTGTTTGTCGGCATGGTGAGCGGTTCCGCTGCCAACACTTATGAATGCAAAGTTGATGGACGCGGCATCATGGTTTGTTATCCTAAACCTCGTGGGTTTTGATTATGGGTCGAATGATTACCAAGCGATACCCTGAAACAATAAATAGCATCCTTGAAATGATGCAATCAGGTAAAAGCTTGCGTAATGCTTGTGACGCTCACAATGTATCTTCATCGGCATTTATGCTTTGGGTTGGCGAGGATCGCAACTTAGCTGAACAATACAAAGCCGCTCGCGAGGCGATGATAGATAAGATTGCTGACGATACGGTGGCGCTTGCTGATGCTGATCCTGAGCGCGGCCCTGACGGAAAAGTGGATAGCGGCTGGGTGTCTAATCAGCGGCTCAAGATTGACACGCGCAAGTGGCTTTTGAGCAAGCTCGCGCCCAAAAAGTACGGCGACCGAATCGAGGTGTCTGGCGACGCTGATAACCCGCTCAAGATCGAGCGCATCGAACGCGT